CTTTCCTGGCCGTGCCCGAAACGGACCGCAAGGCGCAGGCCGAAGCCCTCAGCGCATGGCGCAAGGCACGAAAAGACGTTGCGGAAGCTGAGAATGCCCCCGCCGCTGTGCAGCAGCTTGATTTTGCAAGCATTGCCGCCGGCCTGCTGGCATGACACGAAACCGCCCCGGATACTTTGGCAGGGCTGCACCGATGAAAGCAGCCCCGCCCCACTTCCCACCGGCACAACGTCGGGGCACACCACGAAAAGGAGATGAACACCATGCACGAAATCAAGCTCAATCCGCTGCCCGTCGTCACCGGCGACCCGGACGAACTGTTAGACCTGGACATCTGTGACACCTGCGAGTTTGCCACCACGCAAGCCGCCCGGATCGCCGCCATCTGCGAACAGGTCAAGCGGTACACCGTCACCCGGTACATCGCCCCAGGGCGGCAGATCATCGTAGCCCCCAGCACCCGCACCCCTGGCGGCTGGCAGGTCACGTTTTACCATGCCGACCGTCAGACCGGCGAGTTGGTTCCCATCGGCCACGCCGACCGGGACACCGCCGCCGGAGTTGCCGACGAGATTCCATACAACTACATCGCCGCGGATGCCGTGGCCTGAACGAAAAGGAGAACGAACCATGAAAAAGTTTAACAACATCTTCGAGCAGATCAACGTGGAGCTTCCCGCCGTGTGGAAAATCCAGACCCTGCGCACCGAAATTCGGCTCAGCCCCTGCAAGGCCGCGGAACTTCAACCGCAGATCGACGCCGCCCGGATCACCCTTATCTGTGCCCGCCGCGGCTACTTCTACACCGCCTGACCCTCTGCCGGACGCTCTAGCAGGGCTGCACCGACCAAAGCAGCCCCGCCCCATCGCCCCGCCGGGGCTATCACGAAACACGAAAAGAGGTTCACACCATGACAACGCCAAACGATGCCCTGGACTTCTACCCCACGCCGGACAATCTGGCATGGGAGATGGTCCACAGCCTAGAAACCGAAATCCACGGCTTCCGCCGCTTCCCCAGCCCCGTGCTGGAACCGTCCGCCGGTGATGGGGCACTTGCCCGCCAGATTCACACCACGAGCGGCATTTACCACGATCCCAAAACGGGAAAGGTCCGCCGGGAGTATCTGGACAGGCTGGAAAAGGTTGATCTTGACTGCATCGAGCTTTCCAGTGATCTCCGGGCGAAGCTCAAGAAAGACGATTTCCGCGTGGTGCATGACGATTTTCTCACGTTCCGCCCCTGCAAGAAGTATGCGGCAATCGTGATGAACCCGCCTTTTTCCGCCGGGGCCGCCCACCTACTCAAAGCCCTGGACGTGATGAAGGACGGCGGCAAAATCCGCTGTCTGCTCAACGCGGAGACGATCCGCAACCCCTGCACCAACGAACGAAAAGAGCTTGCGGCACAGCTGGAAAAGCTCAACGCCACAGTGAAGTACATCCCGGACGCTTTCAAAAACGCCCGCCGTGCCGCCCGGGTCGAGGTTGCGCTTGTGTCGGTGGACATCCCCGAGCGGGAGCCAGTAAGCAAAATCCGCCTGGAATTGCAGCACGAAACCACGGAACGCCTAAAGACCGATCCCGAACTTGCCGCGCTGGTATCTGCGGACCCCATCACGGCAGCCATTGAGCGGTACAACGCCGCAGCTGAGGGCATCCGCCGAATCTTCGAGGAATACAACGGGATCAAATCCCTGTTTTCCTCTGCCACGGCAGACGACAATGAAAGCGAAGTGCTTGCATTCAACCGGGACTATAACCAGGCGATCCGCCGCCTGCGCGCCCTGTACTGGGAAAAGCTGTTTGACCTGCCGCAAATCCGGGACAACCTCACCAACGATATGCAGAACGAATACCGTTCACGAATCGCCGAGCTTTCCGACTACGATTTCAGCACTTATAACATCTTGACCGTTCGGGAAGAAATGTCCGCCAACATCGTGCAGGGCATCGAAGATGAAATAATCGGGCTGTTCGACAACTGGACAAACCTTCACTACTGCTCCGAGTATTCAAAGAACATCCACTATTACAACGGCTGGGGTACTAATTCGGCTTACAAGATCGGCAAAAAGGTCATTTTCCGCTGCTGTGCCTTTAGTGACTGGTCCGGCAGGTTTGAACCGTCGTGGCGCGTGGAAAGCGCACTTTCTCAAATCGAGCGGGTGCTGCACTACCTGGACACCAACGGCCAGAAGTACAACGGCGACGAACTCCGGGCAGCCCTGAAAGCCGCAGAGCAGGCCGGGCAGAGCCAGAAGATCCAGCTTCACTACTTCACCGCCACGTTTTACAAAAAGGGCACCTGCCACATCGAGTTCACAAACGAGGACGTTTTGAAGTCCTTCAACCTCTACGCCAGCCAGAAAAAGGGTTGGCTGCCCCCGTCCTACGGCAAAAAGAGCTATCACGATATGCCCGCCGCTGATCGGAAGGTGGTGGACAGCTTCGAGGGCGAGGAAAGCTACACCGACACCCTCACCCGGCACCTGATCCCCACGAAATCCACTTTCTTACAGCTGAACGCATAACGAAAACGGACACTCTGGCAGGGCAAGCACCGTAAAGCAGCCCCGCCCCATCTGCCCCGGCATCCCGCCGGGAGTATCACGAAATCCAACCTCACGAAATACGAAAAGGAGCTGTCACGAAATGAAACTGAAAGAGACCCGCATTCTGGACGCTGAGGGCGCACGTTACGCCTGCATTGCCAACGGCTACTGCACCTGCTGCGACTGCGAGGAATACGACCGCATCTTGAACGATGCAGCCGAGAGCAGCCGCAAGCCGGGCGGCATCACGGTGGACGATTTGGCCCGCATCGCCGAGGCCATCAAAGCCCACAGCGAAACGGATGACGATGTGCCCGCCATTGCCTTTGCGCTGTCCCGGCGCACTGTCTCCCACTTCACCGAAGCCTGATCCGCTGCCCACCACGAAACGCGAAAGGAAGTATTCAAGCATGAAAACCTATACCCGCCACAGCATTGCAGGATGGGACGTTTACACGGACGATGAAACCGGGCGCGTCCACCATCTCGTTGACCCGGATTCCAACGACCCGCGCACCCTGTATCCCTACATTCCCGCCGCCGGGGGTGGATGGGATAACGCCTGCGGCAGTCTGACGCTCTCCGCCCTGCGCGGCCGCATGGCACGAAACACCATCCGCTTTGCCTGATTTCTGCGCCCCGGCCACCCGCCGGGGATTTTGTGGGATTCCACACGAAATCTTTCTTGCGTTTTATTGCTTTTCTTTGCGTTTTGTCCTATCATGGTTGTAACGAAATCCAGTAACAAAAACCGACAAGGAGGTATTCTCATGTATACGATTCCTGCATTTGGCCCTTGGCCTGAACAGAACGCCGGACCCGACGAAGAAAAGCGGCTGAACAGTGCCCAGCAGAGCAAGACCAGCCCCACCAGCATTGACCGGGAACACGAAACCGGGGTTT